TTGATTTAAAATTTCTATTTTTTCTATTACATCTTCATTTAATTTTTGAATTAATTGATAAATTTTAAAATCCATTAATTTATCTAAATCAAAATTATTATTCTTTGTTTCAAAATCTAACATGTAAATATTCTCTTCTTTATTTACCTTTAAAATCATATCTTCTTTATTACAAACTATTTGATATTTGTTATTTTCAAATTCTTCGCCCATTTGCATTAATATAAATTTATTATTAATTTTATATTAATTTTTAACTTATTGTATTTTAATTAATAGATTTGCGTTTTTTTTCTTCTGGAGAGGGCTTAATACAAATATATTTATGACCCGATTCATCATACTGATTTCGTTTATTAATTTTAAAAATATTATCTATATGACCTGGTTTAATCCACTTATCTTCTTTTTCCATTATTAAATAATAATTTATTTTTTTAAGTCATTTAGAAAGATACTACTAAATTATATTATAATAATGCTTTCATTTAAGTATTTTATTATTTTCTTACTTTCTCTTGGTGTTAATTCACAAAATTCTTGTCCAGAATCGCCAAGTGGTTGTATTACTTTTAAAATTGGTCCAGGTACAGGCTGTGATTGGATGTGTAATTATTGTGCAGAACAATTAAAAACTAATAATTATTATTTTATAGATGGTATATGCAAATATAAATTAGCAGGTTGTAAAGGTAATCCATTAGCAGGTGTAGATTATACATGTTGTATTGCTCAATCTAAAGAAGGAAAGAATATAACAGTTCTTTTAAATAATTCTAAAAATAGTCCATTGTCAAATCCTCCGGGGTTTAATTTATGGGTAGGAGGTGATTATTGTGGTGATCCTGAAGGAATTAAAGTATCAAAAACTGATACACATTTATCTTATACTATTCCTGCAACTACAGAATTTATTTTAACTTGGTATTATGATTGGGACTGTTATTCAGGACTGGCATTACAAGGTCCATGGGAAAATAAAGAATTAATTGAATTACCTCCTGTTAGTAAACATTATATGTATTATATATCATATTTTTTAAAAAGTTAAATCTAGATAATAAACATCTGCTGCAGCTAAATACGTTTTAGTATATATCTCAGCATCTCCAACTGCTAAACCAATATCATTTATTAAAACAAATTTAATTGAGTCTAATTTATTTTGTCGAGTGACTTGGCTGGCTGCCGTGCCTAGAGAAAGAATGGTATTGGTAAATTTACTACCAGCTACTTTTGCTGCGGCCACTTCTATAGTAACCCCTGGTAACAGTGATAATTCATAATATTTAGTTATAATAATTTTAGTTGTGGTTGTTGGTGTTCCTGGATTTCCAGGAACACTATAACTATCTTCATCATATAATCCACCAGCAACAGAGTGTCTATGAAACTCTCGACAAGATGCAAAAGAAAGGCCCTTTATTATAGTAGCCGTAGATTGAGTAAAAGCCACTGCATCAGAAAACATTCTATCAAATGTAACACAACTTGTTAGTTCTTTAAAATTACCCGCGGAATTAAAAACATCTTTACTAAAAGAAGTACAACCTTGACACATACTTTTAACTGTTTTACAATTATTTAATTTCCATGGACTGAAATCAATATCCATATTTTCTATATTCATAAAAACACCTTCTGCATTTTTCACATTTTGAAGTGAATCTGCAAATCCTATACAATTTGATGTGTAACCACCCTCTTGTGTGGATCTTGCAAACATAAAACTTATATTTTCGACACTGGTTGGGTTCCAACCACTATATGAAGCAGCTAAATTTGGATTTCCAACATTATATGTTGTTAAATCTTGATTAAATCCTGAATCATAAAACATATATCTCATATCTATAACATTACTTACGTCCCATTGATTACCATTTGTAGGTAATGGATTATTAAAATTTGGTGTTTCTCTAAACATATAACTCATATTAATAACTAGTGTTGTTTCCCAAGTATTAATTTGACCATTCGCTGTTCCAAATGCAGTTGCGCCATAAAATACTTCTGACATATCTGTAACATTACTGGTGTCCCATCCTTGCATCGATCTATCAAATGCTCCTGCTTTTTTAAACATTCTCTTTATTGTGGTAACATTACCTAGATCCCAAGAATCTATCTCTCTATTAAAATTAATTGCTTCTTCAAATAGACTTTCCATAGTTGTAACATTAGAAGTTGCCCATGATGATAGAGGTTGATCAAATAAAGTCGCTTTATAAAAAGTAGATTTTAATGTTGTAACATTACTTACAGTCCACGAATTTATATTGCGATTAAAAACAGAAGCTCCATAAAATGTTTCAGACATATCCGTAACATTTGTTACATCCCATGAAGATAAATCTTTATCAAATGAACTTGCATTTTTGAACATTCTCTTGATCGTAGTAACATTTGACATATCAAAAAAGTCTATAGAAACATTAAAAGCTAAAGCTCCCTCAAACATAGAGTCAGTTGTTGTTAAGGAACTGGTAATCCATTCTCCAGAAATCCCTGTTAATGATGTATTAAAAACTGAATTATCTTTAAACATAAATGACATATCAGTTACGTTAGTAACATCCCACATATTAATACTGCTATTGAAACTGGAATTTTTAAACATACTCGACATATCGGTCACACTTGATACATTCCATAAACTGATAGATCCACTAAATTCAGAACCTTCAAACATACTAGACATATTTGTAACATTTGATACATCCCATGAACTAATATCAATTTGAGTAGACCATTGCGCTAACCCAGTTCTTGAAGTAGTAGGATTTCCATTACAATCTCTTTGTTCATTAAATAAATTACTAGTATCTGTAATTAAACTTAAATCCCAATCAGCAATATTACCATATTCATTTGTTACAATTACATTTAACGAAACATAAAGATCTACTTTCTCAAATAAGTCACATTTTGTTGTAGGTTGATATGGACTACTTAATCCACCATTAGAAGTTAAATTATCTCCGCCAGTAGAAGTTAAATTATCTCCGCCAGTAGAAGTTAAATTATGAGTTAAATTACCAGATGGATGTGGTAAAGATCCATTAACACAATATCCATTACAAATACCTGTTTTTGGATTCTGCATAGTTCCTTTATTTAAATGTGCTCGTGATAATTTAGCTCGCCTATTTGAAATAGTATTAGCTCCAACACCAGACCCTGATGTATATGTATTAAATAAATTAGTTTTTGTACTATTTATAACTTGTTTCATTGAAACAATTCTATTACTCATTTATAAATTATATATATATTTTATATAATGTTTAATAAATATAATATAACTATATCGTTATTTGTAATTATTTTTATAAAAAAATATATATATAATGAAAAAAAAAAATCTTCTAAAGAAACACAAACAGATTTAACAATAAAAAAAATCACTCAATTAGAAGAATTTGAAAATGATTTAGTTACTATATATAATAATGAATATCACTATAAATGGAAATATATAGATTATGATAATACAAATAATGAGGTTATATCAAATGTAATTATTAATTAAATATTTGAAATATTTAATTTATTTTTTATTTTTTTTAACAGATTTCTTTTTAACAGATTTTTTTTTAACAGATTTCTTTTTTAATTTTTTTTTTCTTGAATTTTTAAGTAAATTATTATATTTTTTTATAGCTATTTTTTTATCAGCATCACAAACTATATTATAAGTATCATTATTTGGCTGACCCATTTTTAAATTTTTTTTTGTTTTATTCATATCATCTGTCTCTTGTATTATTCTACCTACTCCGCCATGAGCTAAAAAATAAACACAAAATCCTGCTTTTTTTTTATTAGACATTATATATATATATATATAATTTTTAAATAAATTTCATATTTTTTCTCTCTTTATTAGTTTTTTTTTTTGATCTTTTTCCTAAAAATTTAAAATATCTATTTGCTAATCTATATCTAGAAGGTATATTTTTTGCATTTTTATATTTTGTATGCCTATATTTATTTAATACCTTTAATCTTGTATTTAATATCATACCTACTTGCCATATTCTTTTATGAGAATATTTATTTGATTTATATAATTTTTCTAGATGATTAATAGTATTTTTAACATCATCTAAAGTCGTATATTTAATTTTTATTGTATCATTTGGATTTTTATCTATATAAACATCAAATGATTTTTTTGGATTATTTGGATTAAATAAAAATTTTTTTTTTGTCCCACCTTTTTGTTTACAAAATTTAAATGGGGCACAGGAAGATCTCATAGTAAAACCTTTTATATTTTTAGATTTACATTTTTTTATTGAAAATTTTCTTGGTAAACTAAATACTTTTCCATCTTTACGAATACAATTTTTATTTGAATAATTCTTAATTTTACAACATTTATTCATATAATATATAGTTAGAATCTTTTTACATGCCCTGTTCTATATTTTTCAGTTCTAGCTCTATTAATAGCTTTTTTTCCTAATTGTTTAAATGTTTTTGGTGTCTTTTTTGTAATTCTTCTAGTAGGTCTATATACATCATTTTTGTACTTATAGCCAACTGAACCTCTTTGATTTCTCCATTTTTCACGAAACCATCTTCCTAAACCTTTATCTAAATTTTTTTTACCGATATATGGATCTTTATTTCCATATTTTTTATAAAATTTTTTTTTATAAGTTTTAACTAATATTCCACTTCTATAAGCACTATGCTTAGGAATTTTTTTGTAAATATTTTTTTTAGTTTCATTATATAATTTTTTATCTCGAGGCTCCATTATATTATTTAATAACATTTTCTTTTTGATATATATAAAATGAAAATTTGTACAATATCATGTGGTATTTCGTTAATATTTATAGTTGGGATGATTTATATGTCATTTTTTATTGACAAGCAAAAAATTAGTATCGATTTTAAAAAAACCCTTTCAAAAAAGCAACTAGATATATATGAAAATATAGTTAATTATAGAAGAAATTTATATTTTCAGGGTTATGGGATAGGAATAATTATTTCTATAATAGTTATTGTAATGAAAATATTTAATAAAATAAAGTTTAATTATTTAGGTATAGGTTGTTTAATTGCCAGTATATCTTTTATTACATCATATTTTTATTATATTTTATCACCTAAACCAGATTATATGATATTACATATAGATGGTAAACAACAAAAAGAAGCTTGGTTAAAAATATATAAAACTATGCAATTTAATTATCATTTAGGATTGGTATTAGGTATAATAGCTGTATTTTTCTTAAGCATGACATTTTGTAAATAACTTTTTTTAAAAATTGATTTTTTTTATATTTATAAAATTAAATATAAAAATAAAAATATGAGTGAAAATAAATCTATCCAATTAGGATTATGTTGC